ATCTCTGCGTAGTTCTTTAAGGTTACATCAAAATCAATCCCGTCTACCTCATACGCATTCTCAAAGAAGTCGTTGTTATGTCTAGTAGCAGGAACTCTAAACTGCTTAGAGAAGATAGAAGTAGCATCTGCTTGTGTGATGTCTTCTATACTTAGAGTCAACTTAATTGGTGCTGTCTCATATAGATCTAAGAAGATGGCAGTTAAGTTATCTCCTTTTGTTTTATAAACCTTAAGTTGTATCATATTATCCTCTTTGTGATTTAATGTTGTTAGCTAACTTATAGTTAACTGTGTATTGGAATAGTCTATCTTTTCTATATGACTTCTCAGTGTATGTTGAACTAATAAGGTTAATAGGTAACCATTGGTTCGCGTATTCACCAGTAGAGAACCTTACATTAACTGAAGGTGATTTAAACATAGACTCTATTAAGGCTACTTCTTCATCATTCATATAACCTGATGTAGCAGTCCAATCCTCTTTAATAGTCTGTGAGTATGTTGTAAACCCTCTTGATTGCTCGTTAACAATATATCTAGTGTCATTGTAATCTGCGGCTTCTTTAAGGAAGTTATTTCTCTTAGTATTTATCTTCATCTCATTACGCTTAGTAAACGTGAATTGATCTCTGAATCCTTCTGAGTTCATCCAAGCAAACTGCACATGTGGATAATCATTACATGGTTTATCTAAGATGTTATATCTCTGTGTTCTCCATGCTGACTCTTGCATTGCGTCAACTTGTCCTTGTGGATTTGAAGAACATGTACTAGCTAGTGTGTAAAGGACTGGCACTATATAGTAGTGAGTAGTCGTAGCATTTAAGAAGCCTATTGGAAAGTTAGCAGGTCCTGTAGCAAGTGTGATTACATTGAAGTTACCAGTTGGTATTAAGCCTTGTGCTACTGCTATATTAGGTCCACCTCCACTTGACTGTGTGTTAGCTAAGTAACTCGTAGTACCTATATTACCTGCGGCATTAACTTGTAATACCCAGAAGCCTTCGATACCTTGTGCCTCTGTTGGAGCTGGATAAGGTCCTGCTACTCTAAAGGGTGTTTGCCAAAATGATTTAGTACACTGATCATCTCTATATACGTTATGCACATCTATCCCGCCGGGTGAAGAGTAACCTCCGTTGGCAGTTAAGAAGGCATCACCAGTATCTTGATCACTAATAGTAAACTTGTTATCTGATAGCGGTCGAGCCCAAAAGTTAATGTCTGTACAACCACTAGCATCAGCATCTATAATAGGTATAAACTCTGCGCCTTCATCATAAGGTACTTGCCAATACTCTTTAGCTCCTCCTAGTGTTGTATAGATTATAGGACTGACTTCAAATGGTGCATCTAATTGGCCGTTAGTCTCTGTAGTATATGAGATCTGATACTGTACTAGTTCTCCATTGGCTATTCTCATTCTTGTATTCTGTTGCGCGAAGCCACTTGCTGAGTAGTGTAAGCCATCTATGTTGTTAGGACTAGGTTCTACCTGAGTCTGTAAGATATTCTGTATATCAAAGATAGCACGAGCAAATCTATTAGGCGATTGTCTAATGTCTGCGATCGGTGTTGTCTGACCTACTACAGTGATCTGTAAGGCATACTTCTGTTGTGAAGGTGTAATACCATTAAGTGTAATAGTATTAGCGCCGTATGCCATATCAAATGGTCTATAAGGTTGTTGTGTTACTGAAACTGCCATAATTTAAAAGTCTGTTATTTGTTCACCTAAGCCTTCGGCTATAGTATCTATTATTGTGTCGTAATTAAAGAAGGTCTGATTTCTTAGACCGAACCTTCTCTTTCTAAATGAGTAAGTGTTACCTACTCTTGGTGGTAATAAGCCAAATGGAACTGGCAAACCTCTTGAGTCTTCCGTTCCTTTTACTCCATAGTTCTGAAACATACCATAGTATAACATATCGAAAGTAATCTGATTACCATTGATGATGTAGCCTATAGAATTACGCAATGCACCAGTGTCTACAGGTGCTAACCGTTTCATCTCTTCAGTTATTCCTGTTCCGATCTCTGTAAGTATCGACTGAGGATCCGAGAGTTCTTCTCCGAGTGCATTAAGGTCTAATATGAAATCGTCTACTGTCATTATTTTGGTGTTCTATAAATCATGATTCTTCCACCTGTTGGTTGAATAGTATTAGCCTGTGTTACAGGATATGTAGGTGGTGTAACACCTGGTAAGTATTCATTATGATCATATCCCCATGTAAATGAGATTACATTGTCTTCTTGGAAAGGAGGGAACCAAGTTAGACCATTTACTTCGAAATCATTATATATGTGTTGTTCAGTTGTAATCTGACCATTAAACTCAATCTCTCGAATATATCCATTTGTTGGTAGTGCAGGCGCAGGCTTACTCTCTTTTACAACAAGTCTCGGTGTATTATATGGTGCGGGATCTACAGAGATGTCAGTGTTTCCAGCTCCTGTAGGATCAACCTTAAAGTATGCATCTATAACAAATCTATACTTGTAGTAACCAGTATTGGCTGCATTTAAGATGAATGGTGGAGCAACTTGATTTGGTGCCGCGGCGATGTTGTAATCTACAGTAGCTGATGCTATACTTTGATTAAGTACATACTCATCATATACTAAGGTCCAATCATCGAATGGTGCAATGCATTCATTCAATGGTGTTGGTACTTGTATTGTTATAGTTGCTGTCATACCTGCTACTACATCTTGATACTTCTCTTTGAATGGAGTGTATGTGATACCAGTTAAGGTAATCTCAGGTTGGTCCTTATAGAAGTAATAGAGTCTCGCTAACACATCATCGATATATTGTTGACACTGTGATTGGATTGTAATGTAATTACCAACGAAGTCTCCATAATCTTGATTGACACCTTTACCTAATCTTCTACCTTGTTGTCTATCAGGATTCTCAGTACGTGCCATGTCCATCACTATCATATTGAATGAGTAGTTCATTACAGGTCCATTACGTGTGCTGCTCGATGGCAGTAAGTATAAGTAAGGGTAACTGACTCTTGATGCTTCGTCACCTAATTGACTCACATACTTTAAGTCTGATAGATCTCCGTAGCCGAAGTCTTGTAACATTAAGTGGTCTTCAGTAACTTGTCTAAATCTGTTTATGATATCTTGGTATGTCATACTTTCTTGTTTGTTATTTTGCGGGCTTCCATTGCCTCTTTAATCTTTAGTTCCTTCTGTATCTGTAAGAAGGTTAGTGTCTTTTGTAGTGGCTCCTCAGTTACCTCATCCATCTTAAGGATGTTATGGTTAGCGAGTTCCATTATTACCATGTACCATCCGCGTGCTACTTCTTTAGGGTCATACATGTCATCGTCATTAGGTAGTCCATCCTTGTTGTCTAAGCCAAATAACTGTGCGTACTGTTTATAGATGGTAGCTCTCCATTTAAGGTACTGATCTATGACTGCTAAGGCTTCATCAGCCCACGGTGTGTCGACGCCAAGTACTTCAAGTATCTGTAAGATATTCTTCTCTACTCCTAAGGCTAAGAAGCAGTCTAGATCTACAAACTGACCAAACTTTAATTGATTGAAATCAGGTTGTACCTTGAGTGTTCTCTTATTACACGCAGCTATGAGAAAGCCGATGAATAACTGCATAGAGTCTGGGTCTGCACCATCAAACTCTTTGGCGTCAAAGCTAGAGATAGCCGACACAATCCATGGCCAATGACCCTGATTAGTAAACTCCCATTGCTGTAAGTCCTTCCATTCTTCTATGGTAACACGAGTAGGTATCTCCCACTTCTTATCATTTATGTTAACTGTTACTGCCATATAGTATTAAATATAAATCTTAGTCAATATGAATTACCTACTACCCATTACGGCATAGGTTCCCATAGTCTTGTTTTGTTTACGATTGTAATTAGCAATAGCCAGTGAGATCACCGTGTCATCATGCTGGCCACTTGGGTGTCCGTACTTAATCGATCTTGTCTTAGGATTGTAATCATATGTAAACATTGAAAGTTCGTTGTAGAGCCACGAGAATAGCTGAGGCTGAGGTATACTAATTACTGTATCATTCATATCTAAGATTAGGCCTTCTATTATCTCTTGCTTTGATTTACTTGTAGTAATAAAAGGGTGTGTGTCTTGCCATTGCTTCTTAACCATCTCAAAGATTACATCTCCTATTGAGTTTACCTCTATCATTGTAGTAGCGTTCCATTGTCTAATTCTTTGAACTATCTCATTAACCATGGTGGTCCACTCTTGTGCATTGGATCTATAGATGTCTACTATCTTTCCTCTGGAATCTACAAAGGTTGCTACTGTATAATCTTCTTGCTTACCTAAATCTATTCCACAAAATACTTTTCCTATTGGTGGTGTGTAAGCCGCGAATGTGTTCTTATCTAAGTTAGAGAATACTTCACCACCTGAGTCTATGAACGCTGCTAAGTACTCTTGTTTAAAGACGTTCTCTGGCAGAGTTTTCTTAGCATCCATAATATCTATCGGATCTATGTAAGGAGTGTCATAGGATGTACCTGTGTAGTTCTGGTACTGAGGATAGTCTTCGCTAATACCTAACTGGTATAACTCATAGAAGAAGTTCTTACCTTTTGGTGTGGAGATGAATAAGACTTTCTTGCCTCTTACCATAAAGACTGGTCTTATTGCTTCTTGCCATGCTTCGTCTTTACAAAATGCTGCTTCGTCAATAACCCCATAGTCACATGTGAGACCACGGATATTATCATATCGCTCAGCAGATCTAAAGAGTATTTGAGTACCGTTCTTAAGTGTGATTTCATTTGATGAATAGTTACATGATTTTACTAAGCCACTATCTCCAATGGCTGCCATTAATTCTTTCTGTACTTTATCTGTTTGTGAATATACTGGTGAGACCCATAAGATTTTAACTGGTCCTTTATTAATACCCCAATATAATACGAGGTTCATTGCCATTAAAGACTTACCGAACTGTCTACCTACACAGGCTACATGGAACTTTGACTTACTCTCTAATATAGAGGTAATCATTTCCTTTTGTTTAGTATGTGGTGTGAAGCCTGTGAATTCCATTTAGTCTCTGGCTTCTGAGTCGTTAGCGTCAGGTCCAAACTTAAATGATATGTTTTTAAATAGATCTTCTCCATCATTACCACTTAGTTCTGTTCTTGCTAACTTAGGTATAATATATTCTGATAGTCTTATCATTATATCTAGTGCTTTTGCTGGGTCATCACCAGCAACTTGACTAATCCATATAGACATGTTATCTAAGTTATCTTCAGTAAGCTTCTGATATGCTTCCCTAATAGCCTTAGTGTTCTTGTTAAGAGTTCCTTTCTTCTTACCAGCTCTGTTAATGTTGTGGTCTCCTCCTTTAAATTCTGTCATCTTCTTTGAGTGCTTTGTTTAAGCCATCTAATGCAGTTTGTGCATGTGCCTTTGTGGTTGCTTTAATAATTGCTACATGTTCTCCATAAGGTTTGAACGTGTACTTCTTTGTCTTTTTAGTCTCGTAGACTTTATATTCTTCCATAATGAAATAGTATTTGTTTTTTAGTTGTTTCTATACAGCGACCACATCTAGTTACCTTTTGTGGTGTATTAGTTACATCAGCCAGTATATTAAACATCATAGTTAATTGTTCTGGTGTATATGATCTCGATTGTGTAAAGAGAAGCATATTATCGGTTACGTATTGTCTATGTTCTGGTTTCATGCTGTATACTTAAATATAATTTGTGCTAAGATTGCAATGCAAGCTGAGTAGAGTACACCTGTTAAACCATATTGTATTAACATTGGACCTATTGATATCCAGAATGCAAAGCACTTATCACACTTAAATGGTTTAGTTGGAATCCATGCCTTATCTAAGGTTACTATAAAGTCTACTACTAAATGTGCTAAGCATGCAAATCCTATTATCTGTGTTATTAGACTACTCATAATTAATGTCATTGTTTTTAAGTTGTTGTTGTATATAAGTTCTTGCCTCCTCTATTGCCTTTGCTATTGATGTTCTAGGTATTTTAGTTTGGCGCGAAAGTTCTGAGCAATTACTCTCCTTCATATACATTTTAAATAGTGTAGCACGAAACCAGGTCTCTATCGAACCTGCCTCCATGTCTTCTAAGATACCTTGCACAGCTTCTAATGCGTTATCTTGTTCGTAGTCATATTCATCTACTATCTCTATTGGTTGTTTCCTACGGATCGTTCTGTTGTTTGGTTCTAATGTATGCATTCTTCCTTTTTGTCTGTATATTGTGTGGTATTTGCTAGTAGAACTATGAAATGATCGGTGTATCATACCTGATATAAAATTCATTGCTCTATTAGCTTCTACTAATTCTGTTGCTCGTTCATGCTCTATGAACTCTGAGATAACATAGTGTGCTACTTCTTCTGACTCTATGCTTGATCTGCATATCTTCTTAGACATAGTAACTATATCTTCATAATTATCTGATAAAAATCTATCTAAGCTTTTCAAGTGTATCAAATGCTTTTTTTAATCTTGCACATATTTCATACTGTTCTTGTCTTTCAAAGGTAAGTATATCTTGTGCAAGCATATCTTTAGCTCCTTCTATTATATCAGCATGTACCTCTGGAAAGTCTTCAGCCATGGCTAAATACTCTTCAACTATTCTTAAAACTTTATCTTCGTGTTTTTCTTTTTTAGATTTCATATACGTAGTACTACTTCTATTCCATTGGTCATTCATATATCTATTGTACTTCTGTATGCCAACCGTTTTCTTCTGCTTCATCTCCAAACCATTGGAAGTGTCCTTTAAGTGCTGTGGTTATTTGATAATTAGTTCTAGGCATATCTGTTAATAGATTTTGGTTAAGGCAACCAGAAAGATATAGTATCATATCTTTAGATCTTCTTTCTTTTACTTCTACTGTATGGCTATGTGACCAAGTCTTCATTCTACATGTAGTAGTTTCATTTGATACCATACCTAAGGTAAAGTTTTCAGCAACATTAGGCCAACTCTTTATAGTCTCATGTAGTAATGCTCTAGTACCTAGTATAGTATGTACATCTTTAGGTAACATATTATATATTGCATCAGGCTTTCTTCTCTTTCTAAGTTGATATACTTTTTTATCTGCTTTCCTACCATGTGGTGGATAACATATAGTTAATGATCTTAAGAACCAGAAAAATACTATCCAGTTCTCATCTTTAACTTCTTCTGCCCATATAGGTATTTTTACTTTCATAGTATTGTCTTTCTTTATTTATCCCTCTCTATTCTTTGTTGTAATCTTCCTAATGCGTATGAAGCACTATAGTTATCTAAGTCAGATTGGTATTCTTTGCTATAGCGGGAAGGTACATTTACCTTCCCTGGTATAGTTACAT